AACAATTGATTTGAAATCCTCATACCCAATGATGCAGTGTAGATGGTGATGGCACTGCCAGCAAACGTTGGTTCATCTTCGTTGAATGCACTCGATTCAGAAACAAATGCAAAATCTGATTTTTCATCTTGATTTGCAATGTTGAAGATTTGGCCACTGGTGGTGTAGCGTTGCATAGGAAGCTTGGCACCAATCCAGGTTTCATCACGGCGATCAGTGATTTGTTTGGCATAGTCTTGTGGCACTAAGAAACCACCGTTTGCATTGGTGCCTTCTACCAATACCGCTTTGGCCGCAATTTCATCACCTGTACGCAGCCAGTGTTTGAGTGCATCCATTTGGTCATTGCTGTTACCCATGGTGGTAAGCTTTTTGGTAGCTGGTGCATTGCCTGCAACGACACCACCACCTTTTACAGGTTCGCCTGCCATTTCTTCGATGGCGGCCTTCACTGCATCCTTAATGATTTGATCTGACATGGTTGGTAATTCCTTTGATGTAAATGTGTGTATATTGCTACTGACATTTGCAGGGCCGCTGTTGCCAGCCTGTGACACTGCCTTCATATCAGAAATAGCCATGGTTCGTGGTTCTGCTGGTGTAGGAGTTAAACTAATCTCCCCAACAATCCAGCGTTTCAATTCGCCACCATCACGCACCACCAAATGTGATAGTGCACCTGTAGATAATCCTAGCACACCACGTTTTACGAGTGCCATCACCTGCTGTGCATATTTGTGGCGTTTGTCTATTTCAATATCAACATCGATGCCCTCGCTATCAGGCTGCCACATCTTGACGGTACCAATTTGTGATTGCAAATCTGATAGGCCGTGGTCATAATACACTGGCATGCCAACGAATGATCGTGTATCACCAAAATCTGTTTGTGCAGTGAATCGATCACCCGTTAAATCTGTACCACCAAACACCACGCCACGGCCGCGTACCACGTAATCTGATATTTGTTTCACTGCATACATCATTGATTCATTCCAATCAGCTGGCGTGCAAAATCTCGCACTGATTTGGCCATTTCATCACGCCATACCTGTGGCAGTGCTGCAACAAAATCTGGTCCTTTGCGTTTGGCCAGTGCAATTAGTTTTGCCTTAAATTCCTCAAACGTTACATCACCTTTATAACGGCCCCATGTTGACACTGCTGCTGGTACATCATCTGGTGTAACGATTGGAAAGTTTCGTGTATCTGGCAGAACAAAATCACCTGCTGGCATTGCTTCGCGTTCTTTTGGTGTGGCGTTGCGATCAGCAGCAGTGCGAATAGCCATCATTGCATCAGGTTCGTATTCGTACATTTGCATGCCAACCGGTTCTGCTGATTCCTGCATTGGCGTTTCCGCCAGCTCTTGTACATCCATTGGTTCTGCCATCATTACTGCACGCAATTGCCAACGCAATTTTTGATGGTACATTAAACGGTCCTGTAAGAAGTTTTGCACGCCATATTGCATCACTTCACCAGCCATCATGATTCCACCATTGATGCAGTCAATAATGTACAGGTTATCCATGCTAATGCTGGCAATGAGTGCATCAAGTGAATCATCAGCAGTGGTGGTATCGATTGGTTGGTGCATGGCTAATTGAAACAACGTTGCTGGTGCCTTGTAATCGAGTGCACGCAATGTTTCAGCAATGCCATCAATTGCATCATCAAGTGCTTCATAGATTTGTTCAAAAAATGCATGGTATTGTGGAAAGTCTTCCCCCTCTACATTCCAGTGTGCAGCGTGTGTTTTGTACTGCAAAAATACCGTATTGGCTAATACTTTGCATACTTCCATAGCCAAATCATCTTGCGTGGCTTTTACTGCTTTCATTGGCACTGATGGCACCATCCCCATCATTGGTGATGGATTTGGCATACCATCATCACCCAATGCCACCATGTGATTTACCAAATCCTGTGCAGTTTTACGTGCAGTGCGAATGATATTCATATCCGCTTCAGAGTGTCTGCTACCTGCTTTTACTTCCATCTTGTTTATCTCCTTCAAAATAGATTGCACCCAATCCCTGCCTGCATCGCCACCCCAACCATTCCATGCCTGCCAGCCACGGCCCTGATCATTCCATGTGCTGCCTTGTTTATCCACTGCATGGCGTGCAAAATAACTTGCCATGCGCTGTATGGTTTCTAATGATACCGGTTCCCTATTCGCCAATTGCCGTGCACGTGCCAGCCCTACTAACGTCATGCCACGTGCACTTGCAGGTTTGGATTCGCGTACATCAAGTGCCATCTGTGCATTGCGTGCCACGTCTGCTGGTGGTCTGTACGTATCTGCCATGTGCAATCCTTTGCTAGTGTAGCATTACGAAAATGCATCTTTTACGGCCTGATCTACCACTGATTTAATCTTGCCACTATCCACCATACGCTTGGCTATTTCATCAGTAGTCAACCAACGGCCCTGGTGTATTGGTGCCTGCTTATTGCCAATTACATACTGTGCATAGCTCGCAGTGCTTACTACTTGTGATTCTGCAATGGTGCCACGTAGTACCAGATAGCTTCTATTGAGCTTCTGTGATTTGCCTGCACCACGGCCGCGTACATACGGTATTTGGATTGTGCCTTTTCGATACCCTGCCATAACAAATTTGCGCTGCTTATCACTAACAAACCCTGGTGCACTGCCACGTGCAGGCGGTGGTGGATCGTTCAGGATTAGTTCAGTTACTGCAAGGCCTGCCACCACTGGCAATACATCTTGCTGTAATTGTCTAACCTTCTCGATTAGATTTAGTGTGGCGTTCTGTACATCGATGGTGAATGGCATTTATGCACCTGCATCTACAATTGGTGATTCCACCAGCACCAACCCAATAGCACAACGACAATTCACATGTGCTGGTGGTCCTGCAGTTACGTCTGGTGGCCATTCATTCTGTAACAGTCTATCTAATGGCAGGCATACATCACAGGTAGTGCTATCATTTTCTGCAATCCAGATCATAGTAGTGTTGATGCCTGCCTGCAGTGCCTGATTCTGAATGGCAAACGTTTGCTGTGCTGCAGCTCGTGTGGGTTCAGTGAATGCAATGCGCTGTGCACGCAAATCACCAAACATGGCTAATTGATTGCGAATATCATCAACGGTAATGCCAACCGTGGTTTGTGCGTTGGTAATCACACTGCTGATGTAATCACGTTCAGTGGCTGATAGGTCCTGCAAGAAGGGCTGCCAGTAACTATCAATATAGGTATTCGCCTGATTGACAATGCCTTGTTTGATAATCTCATCTCCTACTACATCAGCCATGCCAGGTATGGTGCGAATGCGTTCTGCACCTGCATCTAATACCAGCTGTGCCACATTGTCTGTAAGCACGTCACGCAAATCAGTGTCAATGGCTGTATAGTCACCATTGGCAATTGCCTGTGCATTCTTATCACTCCGCGTGGCCAGCTTACTTGCAATGGCGTTGTACACCTTGCGTTCAGCTGGTGTGAGATCAGCCAATGTGAGTGCCTTTATAAAGTGAAACACGTGACCTATATCACTCTTTTTTTTTACGCCTTTTAGTTCTGCATAGATAAAATCAGTCATGTAGCGTGGCAGTGTTTCTGATTCAAACGTAACAGCAGCATTGCCTTTTTGTTTGTAGCGTTTCACGGCCTTGCGTTCGTATGCTTCCAAATCTGCAAGTCTGCTGGCCTGCACTGCTTTTACATCAGTCAGTGATTCATCAACAATTTCTGCACCTGTATCAACGTTGATGCCAGTCACATCAGGGCCAGTGGTGGTAGGTGGCACGCCGATTGCCTCATCAATGTTGTCATAGCCTAGAATTTTCATTGCACTGCCAAGTGGTATGCCAGCCTGCACCAATTGCAGTAGGCTGCCAGCACGTTGTGCCTCGTCTGTTTGAAATACATCTAATGTTTCAGGAGTGAAATGCATTTTGTATTTGAGTGGTGCAAATACCTGTTGATTTAGTACACGTTGATAAAATGCCAATCGTGGCACAATCGTTTCACGCCAAAATGATTGGCGATCACTATCAGCCGTGGCATAGTTTGCTGCACTTGCTTCTAGCATGGTACGTGGCACGCCAAACGTGGTAGTAATATTGGTGGTGACGCGTTCTTGCAGTGGTACAAGTTCCATATCTTTTAACGGAAAAGTAAGAATTTGGGTTTTAACATCGCCACGAAAAAAGAAGGTTTTGAATGCATTCGATACATTTTCTACACGTGATCGCCAATCAGATTTAAGCCGTTCATATTCTGGTGGCGTAATCGATTTGTCTAGACTCATGATTACTGCAGGCTGTGCACCATGTTCAAAAAATGCACTCGTAAACCGTTCCAAGTAATACGCCAGCTGTGCAGATTGCAGTGCCACTGATGCTGGTGCAATGCCGCCGTATACATCATCTCTAATCGATGGCTCGCGCCAGTACACAATTTCATCAATGCTCCAGGGCCCGTATATCTTGCCATTGATGTTTTGGCTAAATCGCATGCCCGTCATTACATTGTCAGACGTTTGCAATTCAGGTTTGTATTCAACCTGTACTGATTTTGGGTTCAAGAATTGAAACCCGTACAATACACGGCCACGATATAAGCGCAACCAAAATGCAGTGCCAGTTAAAAGTAGTGCACGTTCTGTTTGCTGAATCAGTGAATCCATTGGCGTGGCAAATGGATAATCGACGTTCACATCATTGCGTTCCAGTACAAATGGCACGGTGCCAAGTGCATCTGCACGCAAGTTAATAGCACGGTATAGCATTGGCACTTTTTCGTATGCATCAATGGTTCCGTATAATTCGCCAGCCTTCTTGGCAACACTGTACCAACCTGGTATGGCCTCGATCGCTTTATAACTCATTGTGCATTGCCTTTACTACCACTACATAAAATCATACATTACGCTGCCATCGCCTAACATGGCATTAGCTCCTGATACTGCATCTACCATATCATCATGGCTGCCATACGGGAATGCCACTGATTCATCAATGAATTGCTGGCACCATTCGCCACGCACGACACGAATCATATTCTGTTCAGCACGCGCGGCCCAAGGCATAGCGCGGTGCATTTTATCTTTACTGACGTGATAGCCAACCAACGTAACGTGTGCTAATTCCTGCATACGTCGCAATTCCTGCAGCCCTGCCAAACCGTGCAGTGCTTCCTCTACACCTTGTGTGGTATCGTCTGCTTCTGATCGCATTACATCTATCATAATCTTGCGTACATCTGGCCATTCAGCTTTTATGCGAATGCCATCTGCAATGTACATGATGCCATCATCTGCCATGGCCACACGCACACTGGCAGTATAGTCTGCACTGTCACGCACACTGGTGGCCAAATCCCAATAACGATACCACTGCAGGTTTGGTGGTGGTGCATCTACTAATGTAAACCACTGGCGTTTAAACAGTGCACCAGACAAATCAACAAACTGGCCATTAGCTTCCTGTTCAAATTGTTCGCTCGTATAACTTGTGCGTAACGTGTGGATAAATGAATCAGGCAAAAATACATTGTCTGTGGTCTTGCTGTGAATCACTGCATAATCAGGATTACTGCTGCCATGCCATAGGTCATATATCCAATTACGGCCGCGTGGCGTGGTGGTTATCCATGCCTTGCCTGGCATTTCTCGCAACGTGGCAATAGCAATCTGCCACGCATCGATGTGCATCATGGCTGCTTCGTCAAACCATATCCAACCAAGGTTTGCACCACGTAAGCGATCAGGATTATCTGCGCTTCGCAACAATATTGTTCTGTTGCCATGCAACACAATAGTGCCAGTGCTGATGTTATGCGTTTTAAGTATGCCAGCAGGCCGTGCAATATCTAATAACATCTTGCGTGGTCCATCACGTAGCATTGGGTATGTTGGCGCAACAATCATGCCAGTGCTATTTGGCGGCATTCGCAATACTTCGATTACACCAGCTCGTGTCTTGCCACTGCCACGGCCCCCAATGAAGGCCCGAAACCGTGCTGTGCTATTCCAAAACATCTCCTGTGGTTTCGTACATTCGCTGTGGCGTAACGTCCTGTATTGTATCTGCGTTGTTGGTGATTGCTGGTACACGTGGCGTGCCAATCTCTACTACATAATCATGTGTGATGGTTTGCTGTATCTCTTGACGCTGCCTGTATTCAGCTGGCATGTGTCGATTCGCCATGGCCATTAGCAACATATCACTGCCAGCAAATGCACGCTTCCTTATTTCACGTTCAATGCTGGCATTAAATAATGCCACTGCATTATCACACTGCGTATTAAAATCATGATCTGCATTCATGTGGTGGTATACCGTTTGTCGTGATATACCAGCCTTCTTTGCTGCTGCTGCTATGTTGCCTTCAATTGACAAATGTTTGCAGTACAAATCACGCCATGCTGCATCTCGATTTACGCCATCTTTTTTTATCGTGTCAGATGCCATAAATCATACCTGCCTTACATACTCACTTCTTTGGTTGTCATAATGCGTAATATTACATTAATAGTAGTATTAATAATAATTATGATAGGTGCATATTCATGCATTGCGGGTTCATTGAGTAGTGCAAGGCACACGCTACCAATCAGCAGCAGTGCATTGATCCAAATCGTTTTTGATTCATACCATGGTTTCATGTGTGTTACTCCTACTTCATATAATTCAATGCAAATACTAGCACACCATACAGTGCGCTTATTGCCATGAGTACGCCCTTCCACTTGGTTTGTTCTTGCTCTAATTGGCTAATGCGTGCTTCAAGTGATGCAAACTTTGCATTACCTTCGTCTAAACGTTTGGCAATGTAAGTAAGGTGCGTATTAATTTCTGCCAGCTGTGTTTCTACAGTACTCATGGATTGGTATCCTGTACAAATCGTGCACGCAAATCATCACGCACTACGTTCATATCTATCATAGTACCAGGGCATGTTTTCTTGCTGCCTGTTTCGCGATGGCCAAGTACAGTATTTTTTGATGGCTGCAGGCCACGCCATCGAAGTAACGTTTCTGCAACATGGTACATGGTAGTGCGTTGTTTCTCTGACCACTCGTGATGATCGAAATAGCCAACCATTTCAATGCCCCATGATTTATTATTCCACATGGCGGCGTGTGTACCAGGCTCGTTGATGGCCGTCATTTGCCAGATGCCATCTGGTGCAATGAATAGGTGTGGGCCACTGGTCCAGCCAAGGCCACAATAGTAATGCATCATGCCTTGCATCGTGGCCAAACCACGCCACTGATATTCCTGTGGCGAATAGGTGTGGTGCATGACAATTGCTTTTGCCCAATTGGCAATGTTGCTATCATATGAATAGATGTGTGTGCGAAAATCTTCTGCTGATTTCCACTGCCTGAAATCGTGGCGAAATAGTGCATCTGGTGTGGTCATGATTTCATTACTTTCTTGATGTACACGGTCAAATCATTCAAATAATCTTGTACCTGTTCAATAGGTGATTTGCCTGCCAGGAATCCCATACGAATCTGGTAATTAATATCCCATACTTTGGACCACACCAGATCAGCCACCTGATTTGGCGTAAGCAAATTGTTTACCTGTGTTTGCAGGGCTGCTACCTGCTGTTCTAATGCAGTAGTGCGTGCCTTGACCTGCTGTACACTATTCATTGCAGCATTTGCGGTATCACTCGCGCCATTGGCAATACTGGTGGCACGGTCTGCAGATTGCTGTGCAGTGGCTGTGGCACTCTTTAGGCCCTGCACCTGTGCTTCGTTTACATCGATGGTGATGGATGATGGTACATTACTCGGATCAATATAGCCATCAATAAGCAAACGCCACTGCTGGCCACGTGCATCACAATACCCAAACCATAGCTGGTAATTAATTACTTCCAAATAGCCATTGCAGTTTGGTTCAAACCAAATCAATAGTGGTGTGCTGCCTGGTGCTGTGCGATAAATATGCGATCCCCAATCACCACCAGCAGTGGTTCTGCCAACCCATGTTTGGTAAATGGCACCAGTCCTATCAATGTAGAAATTTGCACCACCTGCACTGTAGCTTGGTGCATTGACGGGTAATCTAATTGCACTACTCATTGGTGTTTACTCCGAATAAAAACAGCCATGTATACATATAGTATACATGGCTGTTATTTCAGGATTGGTATTACATTTCGAGTGATGGCAGTACAGTAATTAATTGTTGCCAGCATGATTCTGCTACCTGCCTGTGTTCAGTTTGGGTATCAGGTTTGGTGCGTACATCACAGTAGTGCAGCCATGATCTAACAGTACCTGCCATATACAATCGTGATACCGTCAACCCTTCTGGCAGCAATGCGCGTGCCTGCTCTTTGGCAATGCCTAGGCTAATTGCCTTCTCGTACATCGATTGCGCCATGCTAGCCATTTGGGCCTGCATCATGGTCCACTCTACATTGATGTATTTATCATCAGTGGCCACACTGTTTTGTCTGTTGGTTGTGTCCTGCAGTCGTGCTGCACGGTTGGTAAATCCTAGTGTCTGTGTAGGATCTGCATACCGTTGGCTGAATTCCGAAAATGAAAATGACCGGTGGCGTAATATCTGGCGTGCAATATCGCGCGTGGTGGTAATTTCCATAGTAATACTGGCCATCTCAAATGGTGACCAGTGCTTGTGTTTCATCAGGTAACGCATCAGCCGTGGTGCCGTGTCGTGGTTCGCCTGATTGGCAGGATTGCTAACCCTGGCACAATACACAATGAATTGCTCAAACGTCATGCCTGGTGCGTTGGTGGTGGCAATGATGGTGGCAGTGTTCATCTCATCACTGCCTTTCCATCTGCATCGATGTACAACCACTGCTGCCAGCATGATTTACTACTTGCCCAATGCCGCCAGCCATGGCCATCATTCCATAGGTATACAAACGTGTCGTATTGATTGCGTGGCGTGTCCTGCTCTGCATGATCATACCCATTCAGCCACATATAGGTACTATCATTAAATTGCCAAATGCCACCATCATTTGTGGCACTCCTGGCATGCAATGCATAGCTACCAAACGTCACTGTGTCGCCACTCTCACACGTGGCAATGGCTGCTGCTGCTGGTGTCACATTGAGTGGTGCCACGTGGCAGGTTCCTAGGCTGCAGGTTAGGTATAAGAGTAATGTAATCACTTGCCAGCCCTCTTTTTTGTGTGGTGCAATCGCAACGTCATGCTATACACCACTTCTGCAGCCACCATCACATCATGCGCTGCCTTGCATACATCACTATTGCGATTAGCATTGCGTTGCGTTATCCACTCCTTGTGTGCTAGCTCGTACAACCACCATGCAATGTTTACCATTGTCTACTCCTATCATTCAACGCCATGCATATCATATATAAATATGATATACATTGTCAATTGCCTATTACTGCATTGATTGCATCATCAATGGTTTTTACTACCACTGGCGCGCGACCGTTCCATTCTCTATACCACTGCTCTTGTCGTACATTGGGTTTGCCTTTGGTCTGCTTCACTTCGATTAGATGCGTTATGCCACGAAACCCTACTAGCAGATCAGGCACACCGCTGCCTACTTTATGCAATAGCACTACGCTGGCCCCAATCTGACGCAATGCCTGCACTATCTCGTTTTGATTATGGTCTGTTTTAGCGTTTCTCATAAATTTTTTTGTAACTCCTTTTGTAATTCGGTATACATGCCAGTGGTCCTGCACCAGCTGATAATTTCACTACGCACAAAATAGCCATGCATGCTACACGTAGATTTTGGGAATCCGTATGCCTTCTGCAGGTGGCCTAATTTGCTATCATAGTCACCAATCATATGCACTACTTCATTACGGTATATATAGTGATAATCCCATTCGCTAGCAAAATCACGCCACCATAAATAGTTTGGCATTTGTGGCGTAATCTTGCGTGGTAGTACATACCTGTAGTGCTTCAGCCATTCGCGCACTGCATCACGTCTGTACAAATTACCTATACCATATCGATGTATGTACATCAGCACTTCAGGCACTACACGGGTTGGCCACGCTTGACGCGCGGCATAATCCATTATCTTTGGTGCATAGAAATTGATTTCCTTATTCGATATATATTCCTGCATGGCATTGGCGTGTATCTCCTTTAGCCAATGTGCACATTTGCTTATATCCTTGATACGGAATATATTGCCAGCTATTAGCCACTCATAGAAATCTACAGGGTTTACTGTCACATTGCGTGTGGTTTGCACCAGTGATGATTTTAGGCCTAACTGCTGGTACCACACGCGCACCTGCTCGCGTGCCATGTGCGTATCATTGGCTATATCTTCGACACAATAGCCAATCATGGCTGATGATCGAATGCCTAGCTTTTTTGTGCGAATCTTTACGGCCGCAATGGTTCTGCCAAGCTTTTCTGCAATCACTGGCCACGGTTCCTGGTAAGCCATGAAATGCAAATACTTTTCTTCTTGTGCAATCCATGGTTTGTAATCAACAATCATATCGTGTTTGTGCAGCCACGTATACACGGTATCTGACGTGCACCCTAATTCTGTGGCAATCTCCTGTGCACTAAATCCTTTGTTGATGTAGTGATACAGTACGTGCTTTTTTGTCCATGGTGGCGTATTATCAAAATTGTGTAACTTCAGAAACCGTTGCAGTGCATGGCTGCCAACCTGCAGTATTTTGCAGGTGCCACGTATGTTGTGCTGGCGTACTAAATCAAATACGGCCTGTGGTTCCATATCGTGTATTTTGCTTCGCACACTCATGATAGGTATTCCAGTGTGTCTAGTGCGTGTAATTTGTCTTGCAGGGCCTTGCAGGTATCCTGCAATTGCAGCACTGCTGATAGTGCATCTCCTTTGCGTTTGGTAGCTGCAATACGAATAGCAAAATCACTATGTGCCAATCGATGTGCTGCCATCGCTTCTGTAGTGGTGCCAGCTCGTGGCAGGTTAATCTTCGTTTTGTAGATTGCATCAAATCTGGCAGTGTCGATTTCATTCAGCCGTTCAATGTTGTTTGCCAGGCCATCACCAATCACTGCCAGCATTGTTTTGAGTCTGGCACGCACTGCAGGTACATTGTTGCGACAAAATCCACATAGTGGCACGCCATCATCATTTGGCATGAATTGATCACCACACCCAATGCACTCACTGTTCAAACGTAACTTGTTCATTGTTGTTCCTTTTTTCATCAATTCCTAGAAATAGTGGTTTACTGGTTTACACAATGCCAGATTACTGCACTACAATGCCATAAAACGTGTAAACCACCCTAAATCCACCCTGGTTTACATGGTTTACATATGTAAACCACGTAAACCACGTAAACCACTGTAAACCGTGTAAACCCATGTAAACCACCTAATTACATAGTTCACTTACCACACGTGTTTGCATCTCGCCAATGATGCCAATGGCACTAAGCATTTTCGATAGTGCATAGTGATCTTCCTGTGCATCGCTTTTGGCCAGCACACGCATCTGTGCAAGTTTGTGTTCAGGTAGCATAGTTAGCATGCTGGTGGTAGGCAATGGTGCCTGTGGTGGCGTTATAGGTGCCACTACTGGCACTGCATCGATTGCTGGTGGTGTGTCATCATAGCCAACAGGTATGGTTTTGTTCTTGACCACAAAATACTTTGCGTTTGCGTCCTGTTTGACCATGCCAGCCGCCTTTAATCGTGTAAGCATCTTGTGCGTGTTCTGGCGGCTCTTGCCTATTGCGTCTGCAATATCCTGTGGCCTGTAGTGCAGGCCGTTTTCTAGTAGCTTCAATATATCGCGGCGTTCTGGTGATAGTAGGAATGATTCATTATCCCCAATGACCTCGTGCATTGATTTTGCATCATTCCATTGCAGTGTGCGTTTATCGTCTGCATCAATATCACGACCACGCACTAGAAATTCAGCCTGCTGTGATTTGTCATCATCACCACTGATTCTCGACAAAATCCACATGCCAGACACACCACCAACCAATCCTGTGGTGCCTGATATTTCGTCAAATGCATCTTCAGCTTTTGATTTGCGTGTGTGGTGAATTACCAGAATCAGGCAGTGGTGCTTTTCTGCCAGCACGTTTAATGGTTTCACTGCATCGTAATCTTCAGTGTAGGGGTTGGCATTCTTTTGGCGTGGTGCACGTATGTTTTCTAGAATATCAATCACGACCAGCACGCAATCTTTTTGGTGCGTTAGCCACTCATCTAATTCTTTAACTGCTTCGTCACCCTTTGACCACTCATTGACTATGTATAGATTGTCTGGCAGTGGTTCATCATTCATTTGCATCTGGCGTAAACGTGACTGCATACGACGTTGGTTCGATTCCAAATCCATATACAGCACACTGCCTTGTTTGGTAGCGTATTTGCCTAGTGCATTGCGGCCGTATGCCACACACAAACTAACACCTGTAGATAGCCATGATTTGCGTGCCTTTGGTTTGCCTGCAAATAAAATACACCCTTCAGGCCCGAATTCCTCGATTATCATTTGCAAGGCTTGGAAGCGTTTTGCATCCAAATCACGTGCACTGATTATTTCGCGTTTCACTACATATTCAATAGTCTTGTTCAGTGGCCCCGTCATGATTGGTAGTGCTGCCAGCTCGTGCATGGTGGTGGCCTGGTACAGATTGCAATAGTCTGCCAGATCACCACCTTTACCCAATCGCATATCGATGCCATACGCATTCATCTGTGCAGCCTTGAATTGTGCCAGCAAATCATTGGTAGCACTTCTGCCGGTGTTGTCACAATCCAAGGCAATGATTATTTGACCACTTGACCACCAACCCTGCAATTCATCTAGCAGTGATGCAGGTAGCACGCGTTCGCCACCACCTGCCATGGTGACTGCAGGTATGCCATAGTGCTGTGCGACCACCACCGATGCTTCACCATTCGTGTACACCAGTGGTAGATTACTCGCACGTGCAATTTGCACTGCTTCGCGTAACTTGTACCAGCAGGATTTAAATCCTGTATCACTGATGTATGTTTTTGAATCCTGATAATCAAGAAACCGATAGCGTGTACCATTGTCTGTACTGATTGCCATTGCAGGCCGTCTATTTTTCTTTGTGGCAGTCCAGCCCGCTTTTTCAAATACAGACCATTCTAGGCCCTTCTGTGTGGCGTAATCGTGATGATCACGGTATGCACGTTTGCTGGTGGTTATTTCTTTGGCTGTATCGATGCCAAGAAAATCTGCCAGCTGGTATAGGGTTCCTTTTTGACCTGATACAAAATCCACAAACGCGCCATGCTCATCATCATCAATAAGTAGTGAAAATGAATTGCTATCACTTCCTACACGGTATGGTGAATTGCATCTGTACTGGCCTGATTCGTTTGGCACCAGATTAAGTGCCTGCAGTACCTTCTGTGCTGTGCTCATTTGAAATACCTACTGATAAAAATAGACTGCATACAAGAGTGTATGCAGTCTATCATGAGATAACAAAATACTAAAATGATAGGCTGTCATCGTCTAATGGTTGTGGTGTGTTGGTGGCAGGTTGTTCTGCTGCCACGTTGCCACGTCGCTTCGTATGCCAGCCATCTTCCACAAGGCCATTACGCATGTGCAGGCCGTATTGCATCAGCTCTTTGCCTACATACAGTCGTGTGAGTGTTTCTCGATCAGCAGCCTGTTTAATGCCTTCTAACACAATATCGTGTAGCACGGTTTTTTGCTGGCCTGCACCAACATCTACAAATATTGGATTACCTTTTGCATCAT